AAAGATATGAGAGATGCTGAAATAAGAGCGTTTAAAAATTTCCTCTCTAAAATAAACTCAAAAATATAGGGAGACTATTATGTCAGACGACATTCACAATAATGACATCGTAGATTCTGTTGAAGAGCTAGAGCTCGTTGAAAATGAAGAAGTTTTAGACGAGGACGCTCATGCTAAAAAGAAAGACGAAGACGACAAAGAAGAAGTTAAGTCTGGAAAGAAGTACGAGGGTAAGCACGAAGATGACGAAGAAGAAGTGAAGGAAACTAAAGACGACGAAGACGAAGAGGAAGTTAAAGAATATAACGAATCTGAAGTCAAACAAGTTGAGATTCCTAAAACTAAAGCTGCAGTCATTCAAGCAACAGTTGACATGATGAAAAAAATGAAAAGTGGAGAAGCGAAAGAGCTATATGCACAAGTGATGGAAATTGACGGTGTATCCCCTGAAGTTAAATCAGAAAAAGAAGCAGAAAATGCAGTTAAAGGTAAAATGCCTGAGCCTAAAGCAAAAGCTAAGGTTGAAGCAATTGACTTTGACGAAGACTTAGATGCAATCATCAAAGAAGAAGCTACTTTATCTGAAGGATTCAGAGGAAAAGCTGGAGCAATATTCGAAGCTGTACTTACTAGCAAATTAAGCGAAGAAGTTGAAAGACTTGAAGCTGAATACGCTCAAAACTTAGAAGAAGAAGTGACTGAAGTTCAAACTTCTCTTGTAGAAAAGGTAGATTCATACCTTAACTATGTAGTTGATGGTTGGATGAAAGAAAATGAACTAGCAGTTCAACAAGGTCTTAGGACTGAAATTGCTGAAGAGTTTATGACTTCTTTACAAGGTGTGTTCAAAGAACACTACATCGAAGTACCTGAAGGTAAAGATGACTTAGTTGATGACCTCAACGAACAAGTCACTGAACTTGAGGAAACTTTAAATAAAACCACAGATGAAAATATCAAATTACATGAAGCTGTTCAAGAATTTGAAAAGCAACAAGTAGTGAGAGAACAATCATCAGGGCTTGCAGAAACTGAAGCTGAAAAATTAGCATCATTAGTAGAAGATATCGAATTCGATAACAAAGAAAGCTTTGAAGTCAAAGTTAAAACTGTTAAAGAGTCATACTTCAAAAATGATTCTGACGAATCAGTGGACGAAGTAGACAGTTTATTAGGAGCTGGAGAAATGGAAGTAGATTCTTCAGATACTATGAACCAATACACACAAGCTATAACTAATTTCACTAAATAAGGGAAACAAAAATGTTTAACGCAGATAAAAACTTAATGGAAAAGTGGGGTCCTGTACTCGACCACGAGTCAGTTTCACCTATCCAAGACAACTACAAGAAAGCTGTCACAGCTAGATTGTTAGAAAACCAAGAGGTATCCCTACAAGAAGAAAGAGCTCAAGCACAAGGAAATTTCATTTCTGAGGCTGCAGCTGCTAATAACATTGGCGGCGGTAATATTGGTACATTTGACCCAGTATTAATCTCTCTCGTACGTAGAGCTATGCCTAATCTTATTGCTTATGATATCGCTGGCGTTCAGCCAATGAGTGGTCCTACAGGACTTATCTTTGCAATGAAATCAAAATACTCAACTCAGGGCGGTACTGAAGCTTTATATGATGAAGCTGATACTGACTTCTCAGGTACAGGTACACATCAAGCTGACCCAACAGGTCTAAGTGGTGTAACTGATGCTGATACTGACGGTACAATTGCGGACGAAGCTGATACAGTTTCAACATTCGGTTCCGGTCTTGCTACATCAGCGGCAGAAAGACTTGGCGTTGGAGAATCCGGAGACGGTTCTTTCGGCGAAATGGCATTCTCAATTGAGAAATCAACTGTGACTGCTAAGTCAAGAGCTCTAAAAGCTGAGTACACAATGGAATTAGCACAAGACCTTAAAGCTATCCACGGATTGGATGCTGAAGGCGAATTGGCTAATATCCTATCAGCTGAAATCTTGGCTGAAATCAACAGAGAAGTTGTTAGAACAATTTTAACAAAAGCTAAAATTGGTGCTTTACAAACTTCAACTGCTGTAAGTGGTATTTTTGATGTTAACACAGACTCAGACGGTAGATGGATGGTTGAGAGATTTAAAGGTCTCATCATGCAGATAGAGAGAGAATGTAATGTTATCGCTAAAGAAACAAGAAGAGGAAAAGGTAATTTCATTATCTGTTCTTCAGACGTAGCTTCAGCTTTAGCAGCTGCTGGAATGTTAGATTACACACCAGCTCTAAGCGCTAACTTAAACGTTGATGACACAGGTAATACTTTTGCTGGTGTTCTTAACGGAAGAGTTAAAGTTTACATCGATCCTTATGCTACTGTTGACTTTGTTTGTGTTGGTTACAGAGGTACTAACCCATATGACGCAGGGATGTTCTATTGTCCTTACGTTCCTTTAACAATGGTTAAAGCAGTGGGTGAGAACGATTTCCAACCAAGAATGGGATTCAAAACTAGATACGGTATGGTCGCAAACCCATTCGTAGCTGCTGATGGTACAGGTACAGATAGAGCTAACCAGTACTTCAGAATCTTCAGAGTTGACGACATCATGGTGTAAGCCAGAGTTAATCACACTCAATTTAAGGGGGCTTTTTTTAAAGCCCTCTTTTTTTGTGTATATATAGTATAGTACATAATAAAAACACATACACACAGGAGGAAATATTATGGCAAATGGAAAAAGCGGTTATGAAATAAGAGCCGATTTACTTAGTATGGCTCAAGGCATACTCACTGATAACTTACAAAGGAAAATTGATGCGACTTATAGTCACAACGATAATCATCCTGACGATAAGAAACCTTTACCAACCCAATCAATTTCAGCACAAGATATAATTTCTGTTGCTTCTGAATTGAATGAGTTTGTAAACGAGAAGTAATTATGACGGGGCCTTAACTGGCCCCACAAGTTTTATAAATAGATATATGGCAACACTAACTACAAACAAAAATTTTTTAAGTCCAGTTGGATTTCAATTTAAGATATCCAGCAGTCAATATCCAAACTTAGAATATTTTGCTGTTGCTGCTACATTACCAGGTCTGAGTATGTCAGCAACACAAACGCCATATAGAGGAGTCAATTTACAATTTACCGGTGATAGACTCCAATTTGATGATTTAACATTACGAGTAAACGTAACTGAGAATCTAGAAAATTATATTGAGACATTTGATTGGTTGCATAACGTAGCTCAATCTAAAGATTCAGAAGATTTAAAAGTTGATGCTACACTTTTAATCTTATCGTCTCATAATAATGTAGTAAAGGAAGTAGAATTCAAAGGAGTATTTCCAACAGCAATGTCTCCTATAGAGTTTGATGCACAAGCTGATTCAATTCAATATGTGCAAATGGATATAAGTTTTTCATATACTTATTTCGAATTTAAATAGTCCTTTACTTTTTAATAAAAGTATGATATAATAATAGTATGAATAATTTGCAACAAATCTTAGAAATGTGGAAAACCGATTCGGTTATCGATGAAATGAATCTAGATGAGACATCAAGAGATTCCGCTAAACTCCATGGTAAATACCTAGAAATACTTTCAGTAAACCGCATGAAACTTAAAAAAGCCGAACTTGAATTTAAGGTGCTTCTTAAAGACAAATGGATGCATTATAATGGCAAGATGAGTAAAGAAGAAATTGATGAAAAAGGCTGGGATTACGACCCACTTAATGGATTAACAGTTTTAAAAGGGGATATGGATTATTATTATGATTCTGACCCTGTGATACAAGAAGCTCAAGCTAAAATAGAATATCTTAAAGAAGTATGTGATACAACTAAAGAAATACTAGAAAATATCAAATGGAGACATCAAAACATAAAGAACATGATTGAGTGGAGAAAGTTTACTAGCGGAATCTAATGGATACGATAACTATTCAAAAGAAGAATGAAGTCTTCTTAAATGTTCAATGTGACCCATCTATAGAGATGGAATTATCTGAGCACTTTCAATTCTTTGTACCAGGTTATAAATTTATGCCAGCATATCGTAATAGAATGTGGGACGGCAAAATAAGATTATTTGATAGTAGAAAGAAAACATTATACACTGGACTATACAAATACTTATGTGAGTTTTGTGAAGTAAGAGATTATAACCTAGAAGTGATAGATTCACCACAATATGGTACACTAGAGTCCGCCCTCAGCCCTGACATTGATGGGCTATTATCAAAAATGTCCCTTTCTGTGAATGGAGCTGATATAACACCTAGGCAATATCAACTTGAGGGACTCTCGCACACGCTTTCGAAAGAAAAATCCTTATTACTATCACCTACTGCTTCTGGAAAGAGTTTAATCATATATTTGGCTATAAGATATTACCTAGATGTTTTTGAAGGTAATGTATTATTAATAGTACCTACGACATCATTAGTAGAGCAAATGTATTCTTTCTACTATCAAATA